CAAGAGATGTTTCCAGATCTTGGAGTGCTTGCTTCAGTGTTCTGTTATCACTGATGGTTGAACCAGTGAAGGTTCCCAGATCAACAGAATCAACATTAACACCAGACAGAGTGACAAGATTGTCAACGTTCTGATTGAGTGTTCCGAAGGAGGTTGAACCAACAGTTACGTTGGTTGCTGTGATAACGCCAGTGATGTTGACATTACCAGTTCCAGTGATGTCATTCGAGTTGAGATCCAGATCGCCACCCAACTGAGGAGTGGTGTCTTCTACCAATGATGTGGCAACTTCTTCCCAAGACAGAGTTCCTGTGGCGTTTGTCTTGAGGAAATAACCGTTGGTTGGTGATGCTGGGAAGGTGTAGGTTGTAACACCAGCCAACGAATCGGGTGATTTCAGTTGAACATAATCACTGCCATTATCGGTCCCTTCATACAGATTGATACCACCACCACTGGTGGTTCCTTCCAAACTGAAGAAATCGTTACCACCAATCAGTTTGTTACCTGCTGGTGAACCGACATAAAGTTGATAGGAGTCTGTTGTAAAACCAGGTTCTCCAATTGCGAGAGTAGGCAGATTCGCCTGTGCTCCCCTCTTAAGCTTAAGCGTTGGTGCGTTGGCTGACACTGCGCCACCTCCTTCTGATTGTTCTGATTGTGTGTAACCTAACTTGTCTAGGGACAGATAAACAACTTGTCCATCGGCACCGCCGTCCCCAGTTGTCGGTGCTGTACTAATTGAACCCCAAGCAGCATCAGTTCTGCTTGTACTACCAGAATTATCAGTTCCTGGTGTAACATCATCAATCCACCGCCAAAGGGTGTCATCATTATCCCAGAAGAAACCAGCGTCATCTACCGATGCTGAGAAGTTTCCTTCAACATCACCGGCCATTTGCCAGTATTGTTGACCAGTGGATGATGCAATGCTGAGTGTGCTTCCTGGATTTACATAATAACCAGTAACAGCGGTAAAGATACCAATTTCATTGACACCAGGGCCACCATTGTAAAGAACAACATCAACAGTACCATCCCATCGGAAAGCGGCTCCACTGTGATCAGATCCGCCTGATGAATTACCTGTTGGATCTAGAGTTTGAACGTTTCCGTAGTAACCACTATATGTTGCTGGTGTTGCAGCATTAGAGTCACCAAAAGGTCCCTCATCCTCATCATTTAAGTCTGCATTCCCATCTAAATCAATTTGATGGCATAATTTCCAGCTGTAATACTTACCAGAATTATTCCAGTCTCTGATAAATGCAGCGGTTTGTCCAATTCCACCGTTTGCTACATGATCATAAAGATAATAAGCAACGGTCGAAATGCCATTAACGGCAGTACCAACACCTGTTGATGCTGAAAGAACACCGGAATCATTGATAAAATAACCAGTGTTGATGTTCGGATGTGTGATCGGGTCGATCAGCACATAAACGCCAGCAAGACCTTCTGCTTCAGCTGTCTTACCATTAAAGGAAGTCGAGCTACCATCAGCCCAGAAATATACAGCGGTTGAGGCTATGCCTACTCCCATGATACTTTATTCTGTTATTCCACTTATTTATTTATCAGTAAGGAGACTTAGAAAGAACCATAGTCCAGAGTGTCATCGTCCACACTGTCCGATCTATCAACAATTTCGAATGGTGTTGTGAATTCAAAGTCTGTTCCATTGAAGATGAGAACATCATTAGCAGAGATTCCAGTAACATTAACGTCATCCAAATCAGACAGTTGAGTTCTAACTCCAACATTGGTTGGTGAGGTTGCAATGAATCTTCCTGCTGATGCCGAGTAAACAATAACATCTCCATCGTTCACTTCATCGGAGATCAACTGCCTCAAGGATCCAAGAATGTCTGTTCCAATAAACTGACCAGCATTAGGTTCATAAACAACAACATTTCTTGTTTGGTCGAATGTTCCTGCGTTGACATCAGTGAGTGCTGCAAATGTAGTGACACCAGCGCCGATTCCAGTGAGACGTGAACCATCTCCAACAAATGCAGTTGCGGTGACAATTCCACTGAAGATGGCATCACCATTGTCGAAGAGTTTGATGCCATTTGCATCATTATCCATTGTGAACCCTGTCGAGTCCATCGTAACATCTGTGCTGTCAGCTGTAATTTCAGCAGCACCAAATCCAATAAAGACGTGATCAGTTGCTGTGATGATTCCAACTTCGATGTTGGGGGATCCAGTCAATCCTTGAGATACAGTTGCAATTCCAGCAACATCAGCATAAGTTGAAACACCAGCAGTTGACCCAACCCACTTATTTAATGAAGAATCATACTTTAAGAAGAGACCGTTTTGTTTCGCTGAATCGCGATCAACATCATCCAAGAACTCCATACGAACTTCACCACCACCACCTTGAGCGGCAGCAGTTCTGACGGTTTCATAAACCATCTTGCGAAGTTGATCCATCTCACGTTTGAGTCTACGGATCTCTTCATCTGGACCATCTTCAACTTTCTCTTCTTCTGGAATCAGTTTATCCAGAATCTCCATTGATTTTTCAATGGTTTCGGAAATTTGAACTTTCTCTTCTTTTTCCTCTTCTACAATCTCTTCAAACTTTTCTGCACCAGGAGAAGGTTGAAGTGGTTCTGGTTCAATTATGTTAATACTTTCGACATCTCCAGGAACATAATCATCTTTCCAATCAGTTGTGTCAACTGATTTGGGTTTGGGTTCTGAGAACAGAAAAGTTTCAAAGACCTTTGCTTCTTTCTTGAGTTTTTCTTGTTCTTTTTTCTTTTGTTCGTTTGCAGATTTTGTTTTCTTCTTCTCTTCAGCAAGGGATGAAAACAAATCATCTAATGATACATTACCAATCAGTTCTTTTTTCTTTTTCTCCTCTTCTTCTTTGATTGATTGAAGTCTCTTCTTTTCCTCTTGCATTTCGGCAAAAAGATCCGACAAAGAGACTTCTGCCTCTTTCTTTATTTTGTTATTCTTAACATCTACTTTCTTTTTCTCACTCCCAATGAGATTGAAAAAGTCGTGTAGTTCATTCATCTTTATGCACTACTAGATTCGGAAACAATTGCAGATCCTGTAACTTCCTGAGTGTATGTGGAAGCTGATGAAACTAGAACAACATCATAGTAATTCCTACCATCTTTTAGGTTGGCAGTATCACTTCTTGCCATTGAGATTGTTACTTTACCTGTAGATGAGGTAATCCCAACTGTGAATGAGTATTTGGTGGAATCGGTTGGATACTTACCGATACTGGAAATTCCAGTGTAACCAGTTAGGTCTCTGGCACTCCCATCGCTATTTGTAAGAGTAAAGACTTTTTCAAAATCTGTACCCTTTACGATTTGAATGTTAACTGGGATGGCTGCCACTTAATCAGTCCTCCCATGAGACGGCCATGCCAGAAAGAGACTCATTTCCCTTGGCAGTGTTTGCTGCGTTCTCATCATCAAAACGAGTTCTATCTTCATAGTTCTGAGTCCATTTCTGCTCAGAAACATAATAGAAAACTCTGTCTCTACCAAACTGATGTTTTGTTCTTGAGAGAATGAATGGCATGATCCTGGTTTTTTAGTTATTTAGGAGCGTTGTTCTTCAGAAGTTTTTGTAACTCAGCGGTAGAACCAACAAAGAGGGCATTGTTGACTGTTGTTGGACCCTTGGATTCTTCCTCTTTAGTAACGTCCTTCAGTTTCTTCTGAAGATCCAACAACTTATCAGTGGCATCAGCAACATTCTTAATCAGTTGTCCAGCAACCTCATAAGCACGAGGCATCTCACTTTCTTGAGCAAGTTCTAAGATGCCGTCGATTGCTTCTTGTCCTTTTTCAATAATCGAGTAAAGATTACCCCTGGTGTATTCGTAATCCTTTTTGATATCTTGTGAATTACTTTTGATTTTCTCAATCTTACTTTCGAGATCATCTTTTTTTACCTCAGTGATTTCAGTTGGTGTCACGTCAAACGTTTCATCTAATTTATCAAATTTACCAGCCATAAGTCAACCTCAGAACACGGTTCCACTAAATCCAAAGTCATCTCCAAATTCGATTAGGGCATCATCAGCGGCAGTGATGTTATAAACAGCAGCGCCACTAACATGCTTTTGAGGAATTGTGTTGTCTTGACCTCTTCTAACTGTGAGGTTGTTGCCACTGATTTTAGTGACAAACATTTCTTCCTGACCGATGTAAATGTAAGTCTCTGCAGTAATTCCAGAACTGCTTGTGACAGGAATAATGACATCTCCAAGATCGATGTTTGCTGTTGTGGTTGTAACAACAGTTCCATCGTAATCCTTGGTTGCTCTTGGAGTAACCTGATAAGTGATGTCTCTTTCTGCGTTTTGTTTGTTTCCAGCCAGATAACCAACAGTAACCTTCTTGACGATGGTGTCTGTAACATCTGTGATGGGACCAAACAGATAAACCTTTGCTGTAAAGTTTAGTGTGTAATATAGTGCTCTTCTTGTATCGAAGTTTCCCTCATAATTATCTTCCATTGAGATGCTATCCAACTGAATGGGAATATCTCTCTTCTCTTTCAGATCTCCCAAATAATTGATTGAAAGATTATAATAGGGTTGGAAATAAGGAAGAATTTGCTCCACAATTTGAAGCATATCATCATTCAACTTGGTATAGATGGCAAGTTGAAGTGACATATTA